GCCATTCGTAGCATTGGTGATTTTCATGTCGGCAATAGTGAAACGCGCGGTATTTTGAGCGTAGATCGCCACCGGATAGTTAATCAAGTTTGCCCTGACGTTAGTATCAGGCTGACTAAAGTAAATGCCAAAACCTTGAAGCTGTGGACCTTCCTCGCCGCTTGCAAAAATAATTACGCCTTGTGACTGAGCAAAACCCGAACCTACATTGATTTTGGTAGCTGCTCGACCATTACCGGACAATATTTGTCCCGGCGTTTTCATGGTCAAGCCTTGAGTTAAATAAAACGTGCCTGAATCAAGACTTACATGATCCCCGGTATTTAATGCGGTTTGAATGTCGTATGTATCATTAACTCCATTCGGGGATATTTTTATCATGCTGAATAACTTCCCTATGAAGTAAATTTAACAATCGTATTTGATCCTGACGTTGTAACGGTCGGTGATCCAGTAACTAATCCTGTGTAATTGCTTGTTGGTATTGAAAGAATCACAACCCCCGATCCTCCATTGCCACCATTTGAAGAATTTCCTCCACCGCCACCACCACCGCCTCCGCCTGCAACAACTAAATAACTAGCGTTGTATTTGACATAAGAGCATTGTGCCATTTGCGGCAGGGACGTTAATAACAACAGTTGATGCTGTGTCTGATCCTGTCAGATTAGTCTGACCGCCTGATGGGGCTTGAAAAACTAACGTTCCCATTATTGTTCCTTGATCTTAAACTTTTGTGGCAACCAAGGCGGTACAGCTACCTTACGTTTGCTTAATTGGTTAATTTGTTCTTGCAATCTTGATTTTATAATGCTTGCGCCATTATTCATAGCATCATTTTCAATCCAACTTACTAACATATCTTCCGTAACGTCTTTGAACGGTATTTTTAGTTTTGGCGCATCAAAATACCAATTTCCCTTTGTTTCTACTTGAAATTCATCTTCTGAAGCAATAACGTGATATTTGGCATGGGTAATTACCTCGCCATCGCACGATATTTCAGAGATTTTCCATTTACAGTCCATATTTCCCTCTAAAAAGGCATCCCAAAGAATAAACCGTTGGTAATTGCTACTGTGCCGCCAAAGTTCCAGCCCGTGTTATTGCCATTGTCTGTTGAGTTTGCAGCGTTCCAAGTTGATACTGGTGTTGCATTTGAGTCTTGTATAGCTAAATAATTGACGTTAATTGTGCCGCCCCCTAATTTAGCTAGCGTTGCTTGCGTCCCCGTAGTGCTTGAGTTTAATGTAACTAAATTGCCTGCTGTTCCATTGACCGTAAAATTTGTTACTGTCGTTGTCGTTGACGCTGGAAATATTATTGTTGCAGGACTAACAGTATTTGTAATTGTATTAAAAGTATTAGTGCCTGTAATTGTTAGCGCACCAGCACCGTCTTGGCTTAGGGTTGGGTAGGTAATACCGCCGCCTATGAATGTTTTTGCGCTTGCTGAAGTAGCGCTTATTGTGCCTGTGCCTGTAACCGTCAATCCTGTCGGCGTAGTAGCATCAAAAACAGTACCAGAACCTGTCAACGTAAGGGTGTTTGTACCCAAGGCAATAGTACGAGTAAGCGTTCCCGATGTCGATATTGATCCACAGCTTAGATTGTGAGTATTAAGGTCAAGTGTTCTTTGCGTTAAAGTAATTGACTGCGTGGTAGCAACGGTTAAGTTGTCCTGTAACTGCAAACCGCCAGATGTTGTTCCGTAAATACTTATGGGAAAGTTTAGTGTTACGCCGTTACTTGTAATCTGCTGCGTTGCGGTATTGGATGCTACGTTAAAAGTACCGCTTACTTGAGCCGTTGCCATTCCAGAGGAAAAGATTACGTTACCCTGCAAGTTTGTTGACTGATTATTAAACGTACCAGTAAAGCCAGTAAAGTCAATATTGCGGCAAAAGTAGTTTGATATTTGAACCGTATCAGAACCAGCATTAAAGTAGGCATCAAATAGCACCGTACCACCAACACCAGAACCGTTAAGCTGCCGAGTTCCTGTCGCACCAGAATAAGTAAAATAAATTGGGATGACGCTGGTTGCAGTCATGTTTGTTTCGGGTGAAACAGTAAATATTGTCGCTGCATTACCTGTGACGTAAATACTACCTAAGTTTGCGTTTAAAGCCCTGACGTTGGAGTTGCCAGATGCAAATATTCCGCACGTTAAAACTTTTCCGTTTAAATCTAGTGTTCCCGTTGTAAGGTTTAATGTCCTAGTGCTACCGATTGTTAGTGCATCTTGAAGTTGATAAGTGTTTGTCCCGTTTAGAGCAATAGGGAAATCCATCGTTTGACCGTTGGATGTAATATTTTGCTGTGATAGCGTACCAATAAATGTTGTTCCGTTTGCTCCTGCTGTAATGGTCATACCTGTACTTAAAACTAAGTTTCCATACAAAGATCGACTAATGTTGGTTAAAGTACCTGCAAAACCCGTAAAGTCTATTGTCCTAAAGTTTCCGCTTGGCGTGACTGTGTCTGTGCCGCCAGTTATATATAGGTCTACAGCACTTGTTTCTAATACAGTACCAGTTGTAAATGTTCTTGTACCCGTTGCCCCAGAATAAGTGGCAATAACAACCCTATTACCCGTGGCTAACATTGCAGGTGTACCGTTTGATACAAAAGTATTAGCCCCACTACCGTTTACATATAAAGTACCTGTTGTTCCAAATGCAAGAGTTCTTGAGTTGTTATTGCTTGAAGCAAAGAACCCGCAATTAAGTGTCTTGCTATTCATATCCAACGTGCCAGTAGTAAGCGTAATAGTTCTGGTGCTACCGACCGTCATTGCATCTTGCAGTTGATACGTATTTGTGCCGCTGAATGTAAGTGGAAAATCTAGCGTTTTACCGTTTGTTGTAATATTTTGTTGGACAAGGGTGCTTGCAAAAACTTGGGCGATTGTTCCGGCGGTTAGTGTCATCCCCGACGAAAAAACTAAATTACCATAAATGTTTTTAGCGTTATTATTATATGTACCAGAAAACCCTGTAAAGTTTAAATTTAAAAAAGAACCCGATGCTGCAATAATATCTGTACCAGCAGATATGTTAACTGATACAGCGTTTGATTCTGCACCACCAACAGCGTTACCCCAGTTAAGTGTTCTAGTCCCTGTGGCCCCTGAGTATGTTGTATTTATTGTCGGAGTACCTGTATAGGTAAACCCTGTCAAAGTACCGCCGCCAAGAACCGCACCGCCGTTACCCACTACAGTAATACTTCCAGTACCAAATAGTATTGATTTTGTATTAGTTCCTGTTAACGAAAATGAAGCGGATGTTAATGCTTTGCTGTTTAAATCTAGTGTGCTGCCAGCTAAAGTACACGCTCTGGCACTTCCTAGAGTCATTGCATCTTGAAGCTGGATTGTATTTGTAGATGTGCCGCTACCGAAGTTAACTGGGAAATCTAGTGTTTTACCGTTTGTAGTTATATTTTGCTGCGTTAAACCAGCTATCGTCCAAGCGTTTGTTCCGGCAGTTAACGTCATTCCCGTGGATATAACCACGCTTCCATTGACGCTCAAAGCAGCATTACCTAGAGTACCTGCATAGCCAGTAAAGTTAAGACCGCCTACAAAGAAGTTAACTGAAAATGTAAGTGCGTATGTACCACCAGTAAACGCATAGTTAAACGGGTTTGTTACGTTGGGAGTTTGAATTGTTATAGCCGTAGAGCCAGTACTCGTTACGTTGACGTTTGATGATCCTGTTATGGTTAAGCCAGTATATGTTAAACAACCTATAACTGTACCAGTACCGCCTACGTTTAAAGAGCCAGAAACACCGAAAGCTAAAGTTCTAGTATTTGAGTTTGATGACGAAAACAATCCAGTAGTTAGTGTCTTGTTATTTAAGTCTAACGTACCCGTTGTCAGCGTCAGTGTTCTCGCTGAACTTGTAGTTAAAGCATCTTGTAATTGATAAGTATTAGTTCCACTAAATGTAAGTGGTCTATCTAACAATGTACCGTTTGTTGTAATGTTTTGTTGAACAAGAGTGCTAGAAAAAGTTAAAACAGTCGCACTTGCAGTTACGGTCATTCCTGACGATAAAACTAAATCACCATAAATAGTGTGTGAAGTAGCTACTAATGATCCTGTAAAACCAGTAAAGTTTATGGTTTTTGTTCTTGATGTAGTAAAACTTACAATGTCTACCCCTGCTGTTATGTTGAAACTAATTAAGTTAGTTTCAGCCATAGAAGTAGTGTTAATGGTTCTTGTTTGAACGCTAGTTCCTGCTCCATTACAAATTAGTAATGGTGTTCCTGTTACCGTACAAGTAGTTGCACCTGTAAATATTGTGGTGTTAGTGCCAGATACCGTAATTGAGTTAGTACCGAACGCTAATGTTCCAGTAAAACCAGTGAGAGTAAGCGTTGAGCATACTGACGTACCAGAACCAATCGTTACTGTGTTTGCACCTGAGTTTGCATCAAAGAATACGGTATCAGCAGACGTAGGTACAGCTTGACCACCAGCACCGCCAGAAGTCAAAGCCCATTTAGTACCTGCTGTACCGTCCCACGTTGCAGTACCACCAACCCAGTATCTTGCAGCCATTTATTACACCTGTGGAGCTACAGGATCAGCAGGGGCTTCTGTTGGAGCAGTAATAATTGCGTACCAATTATTAAATCTTTCAACTTCAATTGCATTAACTTGATCAGGCGTTAATGAATTGATGTAGTCGGCTGTGCCAACAATAGCGTCACTTAATGTGTAACCACCGCCGGTAGCGGTGAAGTTAATCGCCCAATAACCATCGGACGTTTCAACAGGGGGCTGGCTAACAATAACTGGATTCATATTTACACCTGATTTGTACCAATACCATAATAATTCGTGCCGTCATAAAAAATACTAATGACGGATGCTTTGCCGTTTGCACCAGACCATGTTGCACCTAACCAGTAAAAGTTACCGGGGAAAGTAATTGTTTGCGCTGTAGTCGGTGCAGAAATAAACAATTGCAGGTGAGATATACCAACTGGTGCAGTAAACGTATATGTAATAGGCGCAGTAGGTGCAGCTTGTAATTGATAATTACCTGTAGTCCAATCGACAGTAATTGAACCAGATGTAGCTGCATTGTTAATCTGACCGTTAAACGTAATCGTTTTAAAGCCAGTCACAGCAGTATTGGCAAGAGCAGGTATCAAATAGTCAGTATTTGCAGTGGCTGCGCTAATTGCTGTTCCATTGCCTTTCAATAAACCCGTGATAGATGTTGAAAGCGTAATAGCTGGAGTTGTCGTTGATGTTGCCACCGTACCTGCAAAACCATTGGCAGACACAACTGAAACAGATGTTACCGTTCCAACCGAGATTGAACCGCCAAGACTTGTTGCTGTTCCATTGATCGCAATGCTTGAATTAGCAAGCTGTGCGTTGGTAATCGT